AACAAACCTGCAGCCATAGCTGCGATAGTTTCCATTCTTGTCTCTGTTGGATTAGGTCTTGCTAAGATGTTTGGTTTAGGCATTACCTCTCTGCCATTGCGATATGCACAAAGTTCTAGTGCGCCGATTGCATCTGCAATTAAAGAGATACCTCTAAAGATTGCAGGTATGCCAAGTGCGGTGCGGCCATCTACATAAGTGCCTGCATAGTTACCTTCAAAAAATCTGCCGACTCTACCAAGAGAGTCCACATAACCGCTGGATGTATAAACAAGGCCGGGTTGTATCTGTCTCTTGAGTAGCTTGCCAAGCATTATTTACCTCTAACCTCTAAAGCAATGCCGAATAAAATTAAAAATACGCCGCCCAATAATACTCCAGAAATCAAACTATAGGATGCGACACCTAAGACTATCAGTAAAGAACCTGCTACTTGTAAAATAGTTGATATGTATTTCATTAGTACATCTTACTCCTTGCCACTGGTCTTTCTTCGATTGTAGTCACTACTCCATAGCGTGCCAGTGTTACCGCTACAAGTGGCGTGATGTTTGTTGTGCTCTGTCTATTCCATGCCCATGAGTCTCCTAGTGGTCTTTTAGTAGAGCCAAGGATTGCAGCTCTAAGATTTGGGTCATCTATGTGACAGATTGTTTTTGCTTGTACAGCATCATAAAAAGATCCACACGCTCTTGCATAATCTCTAAGATGTATTGCCATTACTCCTACATTCTCTTTTTGCAGCTCTGCAATAAGTGAGGCTGCAGGTGAGCCGGTATCTATGACCACCTTTGTTTTATATCGCTTGCATAGCTCAACCAGTTTAGGCAATACCCATGAGGTGCCCTCTTTACACTCAATAAGCTCTACAGGTGTGTAATGTAAAACTTTGCCGCTGACTGCAATAGCAGCTCTGTCACGCTCTCTGGATATATCAACACCAAAGACCACTTGATCACCCAAAACTATGTCAGTCCTAGCTAGTGCATCCCAAAGCTCTGTCTGGATTACCTGAACTGCATCTTTAGCTGGCCAGACATTCAACCATTCTTTTGTAAAGATCTCTGGGCTGTTAGTTAATGAAGCCTCTTTAACCGCTTCAAGCAAAACACCCTTTTCTTCATGTAAGGATGGAATTGCCTGGTACCAAACATCTTGATCCATATAGTCAAAATCATCTGACATAGGTGACCACTCAAACCAAGCTAGTTTATTGGTTGGCTCTGCAATCTCTCTATGTCCAAGCTCTCGGTAATGCTCTAACAGCTCTGACTCACCTGGTCTGCCTGCATTAGACATAATCCAAAGCTGACCATTGCGTTTTGTCGCAAGTGTTGGCTGTAGGTTTGCTATGAGTGACAATGGATGTGTTAGTGCCTCATCAATAACCATTAGATTTAAACTTAATCCTCTTGCACCCTTGTCATTAGGTGTTACTACACCATAAGTAGATCCATTGCGCATATAGATCTTTTCATTGCCATTAGTCTTTGAAACTCTTGCAATACGCTTTGAAAACTTTGGAGACATCATAAAACTTAATAGATGCTCTTCCCATTTAACCTTAGCCATGTTGCGGTCTTGAGCTGTATAGGCAACATGTCTTTTTGGTTGTAATAACTCATAAGCAATGCGTGTCTCTATTAGTTTTGACTTGCCACTTTGTCTGCTTACTTGAGCTGCAACAGTGCGGTACTTGTACAAACCACTTTTGTCTTTTTCTAAACCCACATCACAAACATATTTTTGCCATTCAAAAAGATCAAAGCCCAACAGCTCGGCAACGAGTTGCATCCTGTCGCCATCTGTCTCACAAGCTTCATCTCTGAGAGATGCCCACCTTGGTGGACACTTACTTAAAAATGTCATCTGCCTCTGGCAAACCACAATAAGTCCAGATCTCTCTAAGCTCTCTGGATATGGATGGAATAGTGTGTGTGTTTTCACCCGTCTTCTCAATAGCATCCCAAGCTGTTGCCAAACCAAGTAAAGCTACCTGGGTGACACCATCAATATCTACACGCCCCTTCAATGCGTTATTCATTGCGGCTGTATGTCTGCCAATTCCGGGCTTACCATTTGCGACTGTTTTTAACGGCTTTCCTTTTTTTGTTACCATAGATGGCTCCCTTCGAATAGTTGCAATGTGCACATGCTGGCCTTAGAGTACCAACCCAAAGCTCTGGAGCTGGGAAGATGTCAATAGGTGGATCATGGTCAATAGTTGTAGCTGCAGCCTTTTTGCAGTAAAAACAGGCCGGTTGCGTAGCCAAAATAATCCGGCGCATTTGTTTGTAATGAGCGTTGTATTTTCGACTTTTTACAGTCTTCATAACAAAATTGTTATCTTTTTTTTCAAATCACAGCTTGCTTCGGGGAGAGAGAAACGCAGAACGGCGGCGTATTCCGCAAGCGTGCGTGGCGGGAAAAAACAGGCTGCAATTTAATCTACTTTTGAAACAAGAATGTAGAGGTCTTTAGTACCAGTAGCTGTTACTGCCCATAAATCTTCACCCTCTTGTAGCTCAAGCTGTATCTTGTCATCTGAGTCCATTAGAAAGCCAGTGTCTGAGGTTACACCGCTGTTACCAAGGTACACACCGCCTTGATGAGCATGTATCAACACAAATCTAGTCACATTGTCTTTATCAATGATTTTAGATCTGGTTGTTGTTACATCAGGATGTGCTGTTGTTATCGCCATCTGTATCCTCTTCACTTTGTAGTCTTACATCTTTAAACCTTTGAAAGTCTGTGTGCTGTACTTTACCAATCCATTGTTTGCGTTGATGCTCCATCTGCACTCCAGTGTGTGCGTATATCTTATAGCCAAAGCTCTTAGCTCTTATACACCACAGTAAATCCTCACCGATCCATTCTTTATGCAGTGGCATATCCTGGTAATAGCACCATTTGTTGCCTTGGTGTGTTTGATCAGCTTCTTTTTGAAACCTCTCAAAGACGGATCTATGTACCAGGATTGCTCCTGTCCCAGCTGCATCAACCTCAACAATGCTATCAGGTTCATAATCATGTAGCGCATATAAGCCACTATCTTTACCCATCTTAAATATGCAAGGTACTGGCTCTAAGTATGGTTTGCCTACATCCCAGCCACCATGTACAACAGCTGACACAATCGGCCTGGTCTTGGCATCTGCCGCTGCTACAAGTTTTTTAAAATCATCAACTGTAAAGCGTTGGTCTGTGTCTATCTGCAATAGCCAATCATCTGTAGTCTTCTCCATAAAGGTTGCAACTACTTGATTGCGTAAGCGACTAATCACACCTGATCCTTGTAATGATATAAATTGACCCAATTGCTTTTGAGATCTAGCTACATCTAACAAGCTTGTAAGAAAGTCTGTGACTACATAACCCGGTGAACAGATACCAATTGTAATTTTTTCTGTGTCTTTCATATAGACATCCAGCCTATGTATTGTGCATCTGGATTATCAAGTAGCCATTGCTCACGCAGCTTATTTTGATATGCCCAATCTATATCTGCCATGTATCAATGCCATCCCTTCATAAGCCAGTGAGACCATGCTCCACAAGCGTTTGCTACACCAAACCTATCAGTGCCATATCTGTTTTTTAGGTATTTGATATGCCAGGTGATTTGTTCTTGATATGTAGCTGTAGCTAAATAAACTGATCTGCCTTGTGGCAATCCATGGTGCGAGCCGTTCTTAGCTCTAATATCCCACCGACTGTTCTCCATTGTTACTAATGATGTTAGGCAGCTATATTGATCTTGACTTTGTTCTAATTGTTTTAGGTATTCCAATTGATATGTTCTTTTGTTTTGTAAAGCATTTACAGGATTTATATTTATTAGATTAAATACTATTACAAATATTGACACTTGGGAGACTAGATTTTTAGGAAAGCCCCCCCTACCCCCCCATTTAAAAACATGTGGTAGGTAAGAGAGTCTGACACCCGGTATGACTGAGTTCCAGTGTAAGCCCCCAACAAAGCGATTGAAATTTAACATAGGTAACCATCCTTTACAAATTGTTAGTAAAGTGCGTGTTGTGCCTTAGCTGCAATCTGACATGTCAAACACAATTGATCTGGCATAACCCACTGCCCGCACTTTGTACATCTAATTGGTTCACTCACAAGTAGGCTCTGCCTCTTGAGCAGCTCGCTCCAATAGTACATCTACAAGCTCTAAAAATGGCCTGCAGTGCCGCTTGGTAACAAAGTAACATTCAACCTCAATCTGTCTAGCCTGGTCATAAATTGTGGCAATTGTCCAGAATTGTCTAGTTGATACCGGTATTGCAAACACACCTTGTGTAACTTGGCTCATGTACACATAGGCAAAAGGTTTAATTATTTTCTGATCAAAACCATAAACAGTATCTACTAAAATCAAAGAGTGTGGGAAATCATCCTGATCCCTAAAACTCAAAGCTCTGCTCTTTACCTCAAGGATTAAATTATCTACAACAATGTCCTTCTCATTCTCTGTTTTGTCTTTTATTGCATCATGTGTTGTCGCAATGCTAAAGGCCGGTACATCAACCTTTGGTACGCCATACTGCCGTAAAAGATCTGCAACATAATGATTGTAGCCATGACCCTCAGCCATGGCCTTGTGATAATCAAATGTCATTGTCTGCACCCACAGGAGAAACAAAGCTTTGTCATGCCTTCATGCAAAAGCCTTGGATCATTACAAAGGATGCAACGCTCATTAGCTCTAACTATGTCAATCTCCACACCTCTATCTGTAAAGGTTGCTTTGACTCCATACTTGTCAATCATCTCCATGTCACCCACTTACCACCTCTTTAAAATACCAGGTGCCATTTTGTGACAAAGATGCCCATTTAGGCGAGCAGCCTCTACCACATTCACAGACATAACCCTTAAAAGGTTTTTGTGTAGTTTTAGAGATGCCCTCTTTAAATCTCATGCGAGTGCCATCTTCACAAACTTGTTCAGGCAAGGTGCCTACCTCACGCATTACAACCTCTGGCATTACAGCTGTGTCAGATCTTAAAGCCTCATCTAAGGCAATCTTTGGCTCTACAGACCATGAGGTTGCACGCACCATTGACTCTTTAGGTGCCGTCTTATTTGATCCTTTTAGCAATGTAAGGCATCTAGCAATACAGCTTGTGGCCGTATCCTCTAAGTACCACTTACGCATGTGTGCCGGGTAGTCATCCCTCTCACCTTTTGCGTAATTGCTTACAGCTGGAGCAGCATCATTTAAATCCCTATAAACACTGCCTTTAAATATAACAATGCCTTTATCAAGATTGATTTCAGCTATTGCTAAATCAATTCTGCCTAGTGGGTAGTTATTGATAAACCATCTGTTTAGTGTGGCAGCATCTTCATACTGAGTTAGATCTATCATTTGTTTTCTCTATCAAATAGATTAACTACCTTGCCCATTAAATACTCATTATCAATTGTTAATTGATGTTTTCTTTTATCCCAGTTTGCTTTGGCATCTATTTCGCCCCGGCTATAACCTTTTTTAAATCCTTTGTCATAACCATTCTCTACTCCAACAATCCAGGTAAGAGTCACCAACAGTGTGCCTAGGAGAAGCAAGCACGCTGTAATCATCCATCCATATATTTCATAGCTCATATTTCACCGCTTCCTTGAACTTGTCTAACCAATAACCCTCAACCATTGCAGCTGAGAGCCTACCTCTGACCTGAGATGCGCCCATTGATTTATGAGCATATGCCCGGATTAGAGAAGCCTTCACAAAGTGTGAGCGTTTGCTATCAACATACGCCCCGCTTTCTTTGTCATATTTCACAATTACCATGTCATCAATTCTCTTAGGTCATCTGGTAAATCAACAGGTGCAACATCATTTACTAATCTGTATGCAGTACCGGTTGGATGTATTGATGGTGGTAGTACAACATAACCTTTATGTTTGACATCAATGCCAGAGATTATTTTGCCTTTAAATTGTGCAGGCTTTTCTACATGAAAGTAAATGTGGTAACCATCATGAGTGCCTACTACATGTGTGTTGCAACTAAAACATCTTTCAAGTAACTCAAGCCATTTAGGATTATTACCTGCGTTGCGTGCATCAAAATCTAATACAACTAAACTTGATTGAGAGATACCTAAACCAATGTTTAGTTCTTGATCTGCAAACCATTCATCAATCTTGGCTTGATCTAATGTTGCATCTAAATAACCATGTCGCAAAAATCTTGCAGGCTCTTTAGATTGTTTTTTTAATGGTAAAACAAACCATCCCTTTTGTGCATAAGCTGTAGCGTTCATATTCCCATCCCTTCAAATGGATTTACAAAAGCAATTAAAGCATGTCCCACTGACAAATGCAATTACCCAAAGGCTTTACCTAGAGCTGTAAAGCTGCCGTCTGTGTCAAAGCGGATCATCTCAAAGCTGGGATTGCCACGCTTGATGGTCATGATTACAGCCCCAGCCTGCCAATTAGCGTAATAATTGCGCTTTGCCAGGTAGGACATCTTTTTCATGTCACAGGTATGTCCTACCTCAATCCCTACTAAAACCCTCTGTAATCGGCCTCCAAAGGCCTCTGAGTGGCATGTGTAGCCCATTCTGTGCGAGTGACCCGCAATACAACTTTTGCCCCAAGTTTTTGCAATATTTAACGCACTGGAGCCGCCGATCTTAGAGAGGTTGCCCTCATCACCATGACACAGCACAAAGTCAGTGCCAGGTATCTCATAAGGCTTTTTGGCGTAATAAATGCCTAGGTCATCAAAGCCCATAAATTTTTCATATTGAAGCTCTGGTAAGGCCATTAAACCCGGTACCTGACTTACAGCTTGAAATAATCTATCGGCATGATTTGATCTTGAAACTACATCTGTTTTTAAGTCATAAAGAATATCTTTACAAAGATCCCGGTCAGCATTTAAGGTCTGTTGAAATGACTCAGCTTTACCCTGACTGTATTTTGAGATTGTGTTTAGATCTAATTCATCACCGACATTTAATACTAAATCAAATTTAAAAGCTTTAACTAACTTTTTTAAATTAGAGATTGCAGCATCAAATTGAAATGGCACCTGCAGATCTGAACAGATCAGATAGCGTGCGTTAAATGACCGGTCTCGCTTAATCTTCATCCTCTTCAAAATCATCAAGCGGATTTTTTATTGGATCTTTTGTGTCCACAATCCAATCAGGATAACTTGACCTGTCCATTGCAAAAGCTAAAGCTGTACCTTCATCCATGCCAGCTTTACGGCAAGCCATATAAACCTCATTAGCTGCTATTGCCCAAAAATCTAACTTGGTTAATACAGCCTCTTTAGTAGTCCTACGCCTTTTTTGTACAGGCTTTTTGCGTTTGCGTGTGGTGGCCATGGCTTAAGTGTAAATCACAAAATGCCAGATATTGCTCGGTGCACGCCCTCTTCTAAAGTAATTTTTGGGGTGTAGTAATCACTCATCATTGTTGGGTTGCCCACCCGGTAAGCTACGCCTGCAGGCTTATCAGACAAAATATTAAACTTAGGCATCTTGTCTATACCTAAAGTCTTCAAAGCCATTTGAGCTAACTCAAGAAAAGTAGTGGCTCTACCTGTACAAAGATTGACTGTTTGATTGCAATTGTTTTGCACCATTGTAATGACCGCATCTACAACATCATCAATATGTATAAAGTCTCTGGTAGTAGTTGCACGCCCCCATATGTCAAATGGATTTGAGCCTAGTATTGCTCTTTGTATAATTGATGGAAATGGGTAGGTCATATCTTGATCAGTGCCATAGCCACTAAAAGGTCTTAACACTAAGACTTGAGTGCCAGCATCTCGCAGGTAACTCATCAATGTCTCACCTGTTAATTTAGCCCAACCATAACTCATATCAGGTGCACCAATTTTTTTAAAGTTTAAGTCTTTTTCTTTTAGCTTATGTTTTTTAGATAAGGTTTGTAGCTCTATAGGGTAAGCAGCCGAAGAGCTAAAATAAACTACATAGGGTTGCTCTGTAACCATGCACCAATTAGCAAACTCAGCATCAATGGCAAGATCTACGGCCAAGCTTAAAGGTGCATTTTCTATCTGTTGCCTGCCACCTACAATAGCTGCAAGATGTATGACTAAATCATATTGTTTTTTTTCTAGCTTAAAAAAATCTCTGCAGTCTGTACCATTCTTAAGATCTACCAGAGTCAATTCTGCATAAGGTAGTGCACGCCTAAAAGCTCTGCCTACAAATCCATGTGAGCCGGTAATCAAGACTTTCATTTACATATCCACATTTGATAATCATAATGATAGTCTTTTTTTAACTCTAATAAAAAATAAACTACAGGATCAAAGCCGGCTTTTATTAACATCTCCTTGACATCCACATCATCCCAACCCCAGTAATGCTCAACATTGTTATCATTATCTTCACCTTTTGGCGTACTCACAAATAAATATTTAGTTTTGGTTCTTATAGCTTTTAATGTAGTATCTGGGTCATCTAAATGCTCTAAAGTTTCTGAACAGATAAACAAATCAACATCCGGGATGTCTTTAATTGTGTCCTCAATATGTCCAGTCAATTTATACCCCGGTGCAAAGTCTCCATAGAATTTAATCTCAGCATCCAATGTATCAATTATGGTGGCATCACCGGCTGATAAATCAGCAATGGATTTGTAATAACTATATTCTTTTAACATCTCAATACTTTTTGCAACCCTTAAAATGTGATCTTTGAATTGTGTATGACTGTGAGGTTTTGCATAAATATTTTGCAATTCATTATCTGTATAAACAGGCCTTAATCTTGTCCTCATTTTAATTTATGTACAAGATCTGCATACTCTTGAGATCTTAAATATTTTTGCAGAGTGAGCAGATCCTCTTCATACCATTTAGGCTGATTGACCCTGGTATAGCCCTCATCCATCTCAGCCTTACCGGCTGCCGGATGTAGATGTTCAATAATCACATCTGGTAGATAAACTAGACAATCTAAGTCAATACCTAATTGTTTTACAAAGTTATCAAAGTATAAATGCTTGCAACCTGGAAAGGTCATACCTCTTAGCTCTTCAACAATATCCCTTGTCATTGCATAAGCTGTAGGCAAGTTTTGACCTTGTAGTAGGTCATTACCGTAGGCAATGCCAGTTTTACCCATTAACGCTTTTGTAAAAGCTTTGTCCCAATCAGCCGATCTAGGCAGGTGATCATCACCCATGAAGATGTACAAATCGTAAAAAGGATAATTAACAAAATCAAGTAAAAGCTCTGCAGCACTATTAAGAGCGTGTGCACAACCACCTGTTTTATTTTCTGCAGGTATGCAAACATAGGAGTCATCTTTAGCGTACTCATTCCATTTAGGATCATCATTATCTATGACAGCATAAAGATCTGCAGCTGTATTTGTACCAACAAAAGATGCAGCCAATCTAGCCATGTTTTCAGGTCTGCCCCTAGTTGGCACTACAACACAGCTCTTCATAGGAGAAGGGTATGCAGGTTAGTTTTTAGTTATGAGGATTTCATAGAGCGTGTCTAGCTTATTTTCAATCCTAGCAATGCGACCCTCAAGATTATGCTGACCATTATTATCAGGCTTAAGCTCTGACAGGTAATGCTTAACAAGCCATCTTATAGATGCAATAAAAGAGCCAAGAATTGTTATCAATGCTACTGTCAAAGCTGCCATGTCATTGGGACTCATTCGCTGTTGCGGCCAAAAGCCTTGTCTTGACCATCAAAATATCTAATTAAAGGTGCTACAAGTGCACCTGCCAAGATGGATAACTCCGGGCGCACATCTGCTACCAAAGCCAAAGCTGTGGTGACAGTCGCAGCGGCTACGCTGCGTGCATAAGATTTTAAAATTGCTTTTTGTTTTGCACTTAATTTCATCATAATCCTAACTGTTTAATTTTTTGTTTAACTTGCTCTTTATCCATTTTAATTTCAAAGTGCATTTCATCCTTGCGTTTTTTGTAATGACCGCCCCAGGCCAATCCATATTTAGTTATTAGTAATGTGATTATATTACACTGTTCTTTGTTAAATGTATTTGACTTGCCTAGTGGATGTTTCAGAGCATTGAGATCTACCGCCGTACCGGAACTGTGATTACTTAAAACTTTGTCAGATCCTCTGGTCATCCTGAAGGCATAACCCCAGTCATCTAGTTGACCTTGATCTATTGGCTCTACAAGTTCATGAAACTCTTTACAAAATGCAACAAGTATTAGTGCCACATCTTTGGCACAAGCAATCTTAAGTTTAGTGCCGGGAATAACAAAAGACTGTATGCCAATAGATTGTCTATCTTCGCTTGCCGGCCAGCCGTTTGGGCTTGTCAGTTCTCTAATAATTGCCACATTCTTAAAGGATTATGTTACAAACCTAGAGCTTGTAAATCCTGAACAGTCAAACCAAGTGCTGCAAGTTTTGCCTGTGCTGTTGCTTTAGCTTGTACTCTTGCTTGCGCCTTTGCTAGTTCATCAGCCTTTACTTGTTCAATAGCATCATTGATTTCTTTTTTGGTAGGTGCTTCACCTTCAAGCACATCCCATTGAATTGTAGAATAATCATCATTAGTAAAAGAAAACTGCGCAGTTGGTTTCAATTTTTGAATTGCTCTTGCTAAATATTCTGACATTATGCACCTATTTCCATTAAAATAATTGAACCAACGCTGTCTGCTCCACCATGTTGGAACTTAACTTGACCATTATTTGAAGTATCTACTACCGC